TTCTCCTACCATATAAGGTTGTCCTTTTTGTACTGAACCACCTGATGCTCTACCTCCAAAAAATCCTTTTAAAGAACCTAATCCCATAAGATTTGAGCCTAAACTTAAACTAGCTTGTTTTTGTTTTTCTTTTGTAATTAATTTTTCTATTGCTAATTCAACACTTTTTCTTGCAAGAACCTCAATTAAAGCACTTAATATTTTAACTCCTAATTGTTGTGCTATTTTTTTAAATGATTCTGATAATTTTTCTCCTAATATTACTGATCTAGCAAATATATCTGAAAAACTTTTTATTCCTTTATTTAAACCCTCTCCTATTGTTGCACCAATCGTTGTTAATTTAACTTGCATAGTTCCTAATGCGTCAGAGTTTGTTTGTTGTAAAGTAGTAAAAATATCTTTAAAATTTCTTTTAATAGCATCTGATAAAGTTTCTATTTTTGCATTGTTTTTAATTAATAAATTGTCAGTTCCTCTACCTCTATCTGGTATTTCTAATTGTATTGGGTCTATAATTCCAGCAAGTCTTAAATATTCTTTTGTTTTTTCAATTAATCTATCCATATTTATTAATAATATTGAAATACCACCTATTAATAAATTTTTTCTTGTTGCTTTATTAAATGCTAACATAGCTATTGTTGCACCTCTTATTGCTGGTGCTAAATTTAAAAAGAATGTAATTAATTTAAAGGCTAAAAAGAATTTAACTGCTTCTGTAATTAGCTTTATATTTTCTTGAAAAAATTTTAATACACTTGCTGTACCTTGAATTGCTTTACTTAATCCTGTTCCAATAGTTTGTGCAAATTCATTTATTGTTTTTCTGTTTGTTTCAACAGTTGATTTTAAATCTCCTAAATTTTCTTTTAATGCACCAAAAAAACCTTTAGATACTTCCACTTGGAAAAGAAAGAAAGCATCTTTAATATTAGATATTGTTCCAAATAATGTTTGTGCAAGTTCATCTGTTAATTGACCATACTCTCCCCCTGTACCAAATGCTTTTCTTAAATTTACTATAGATTCTTTTACACTTGCTTTTTGACCCTCTTTAAAACCAGCCATAGCTTTAACACCTCTTTCTCTAAAGAGTTCTGCACTACCTATACCAGCACTAAATGATCTTTGAATTTGTAATGAAGCTAAAGCAAAATCGTTACCTAAAAGAGTTGCTGTATTTCCTGTAATTTTTAATAATTCCTCAAAAGATACTCCATTTGCTTCTGCTTGTTTTCTAACAGTTGCAAGTGCAGTAATACCTTGTTGAATATTTTTAAGTTCAAACGGTGTACCTGATGCAAAATCAGTTACTTCTTTTAATGCTTTCTTACCCTCTCTAGCTGAACCAAATAATGCTTTTAATTGTACTCCAAGATTTTCTATTTGTATTCCAGCATCTATAAATCCTTTAATAACAACTCCAGCACCTAAACCTATAAAAGCATTTCTTAAATTAAATACAGATTGTTTAACTTTAGATAAATTACTTTGAACATTATTTAATGCCTGTTTGGATTTATCCTTTGCTACAATGTCTATATTTAGTTTTTGATTTGCCATTATTTTAAATTCCTTGCGTCAGCTAATGATTTGTTTGTTTTATACTGTTCTTGTTCTTTTTTCAAGTAAGCTAACCAAAGATTATAATGGCTAACAGGCATATCAAGAACTTGTTGGATTGTAATATGTAGTCTATCTGCTATAGCAATAAGCGACCTTGTTTCTGGGTCGCTATCTACTTTTTTTCGGCTTCCTCAAAGCTAGTATCTGCAAGTATTTGATTTGATATTGTAGCGATAACATTTGAATCTGCTTTTTTTCTAAGTGCAAATTTATCTTCTGGACTAAAGGCTTTAATCATTTCGCCTTTGTCATTTTTAACTAACAATTTCATTATAAGTAAATCTACAAGAACAGTTAAGTCTTGAAAATTATTAGACTTTTTAAAAATTGTGTTTTTTTCTTCAAGGGTTAATGGCTCTGAATAGAAAACACTAGCATTTCCATGCTCGTCTTTCCATTGTTCTACCTCAATAGTGATAGTTTTAAGAGTTTCAAAATGAGTTTTAACTCTATCAATAACTGACATAAATTAGATTTATACAGTTCCTATTGTTAAAGCACCTGTTCCTTGAAAAGTTACAGTTCTTGAAATGATTGCGTCCATTGAGTTATTGATACTCATACCTGTTACAATACCTGTTCCTGTGTAACTTGCATCTCCTGAAGTATTACCTTCTGGTAATAAAACAAATGAGATAGAAGCACCAGCAAGTAAAGTTTCTTGTTGTGCATCAGATTCGTCAAAGTGCATTTCTAAAGTTCCAGAGAATGAAGTTCTACCTGTTACAAATGATTTAGTTCCATCTGATAAAGCAGTATCTTCAACTACATCTCCTGTAGTTTCAAGTGTAAAGCTAGTTAGTTCCCCAACTGCTGTTCCACCAGCTGTTACAACTCCTTCTTTTCCGTGATGTGTTGCCATGTCTTTTTATCCTTGTTAGATTTAGTTTGTTTAGTTTCTTGCTCTTGTTTATAGCCAAGTTTTAAATAATGTTCAAGGTTTGTTTCATTAATACTTATCTCTGAATTACCTTTATATAATTTAATGTCTTTAGCCATAAGTCCTTTTACTATTTATCTTCTTCTTCGTCAATATCTTCCTCATCTTCTTCATCAAAATCTTCTTCTAAATTATCATCATCTTCTTCCCAAGTATGATCTTCCTCTACATGGTTTTCTCTTATTTCTTCAATTAAATCTTTTACTTCTTCACAAAGTAATGATTCTTTATCATGCAGTTTTTCTACTTGATCTACTTTCTTAGTAATTTTATCTAGTAATTTATCTAGTTGGCTCATTGGTTATCTCCTTATGGTGTTCCTGATTGATATTCGTACATACATCTGATTGTCATTCTTATTCCACCAACAGGAAATAAACTACCCTCGTCAGTTTCTACTTGTATGACTTCCGAATCAAGTGCATTACCATTTCTGGTAATATCAGTTTCTATTGCAGTTTCAATAGCTGTAATTAATTCATTTCTTTTAGTATCAATATTAGCTTCTGCACCTTTAACAAAACCTAGTATTACAAAATCAATCGTACCATGTCTTGTTTTAGCACCACTACCAAGTTCACTATCATCTCTATTTTCTTCTGATGTTTGAACTATTACTGCTGGATATTGTTGTTCAGATAATTCATCTAATAAAAAAGGTTGTCTAGTAGCCTTTTTAATTGTTGGACTAGATATACTAGATATTACTGATAATAAATTAACTGCTATGTTTTCTCTTACACTCATATTCTTGCTTTCCTAAATTCCTTTGCAACAAATCTGTTAAATTGTTTTCTTATTATATTAGCAGTTCTATCATTAAAACCAAAAAATTCCCTCTTATTTTTTCCTAATACTTGATTAAATACTGCTCTTTGTAACATCTGTGAATTACTGAATCCTACACTAACTTTATTAGTTCCTGTTTTTCTAATAGTTCTACCAGATGGAGTTAAAGCACCTAACATTCTACCAGAATAAAATAAATCTACATTTGTTGATTTACCCTCTCTGTTTAATTTTTTTAAATAACCTTGTGAGTATGGAACAAATGGTCTATCTCTAAAATCAATACCTTTTTTGGTTTTAGTTCTAATAATATCTAGTAATTGGAATCCAGCTTGTAGTATTCCTTTTTGAATTATACCTTTAAATCTTTTCTGTATTCTTGAATATCTTTTTTTAACTAAATCAGCATTTGTTTTGATTTTCAAATCAATAGTCATTATCTAATCAATCTTCTAAATCCATGTAAAGGTTCTCTTTCGTTTGATACAATAGTTCCATCTGCATCAACATCATACTCAACACCATCTTCTAAGATCATTCTCCATTCCATGTTGTATTGACTCATGTAATATTCTGCCATTCTTTCAAATCTATCTTTTTCTGTTTCTGGTCTGAATTTAGTTAATGCTGGTAAAAAGAATCTTCCCAAAAATAGATAAACACCAGCACGTTCAAACTGATCTAAATTAACTTTTGTATTTACCATTTCAGCAGTATTTAAAACTGTGATGTCTGTAAATATGTTAGTCTTATATACTGGCCACCACTCTACTCTTAATTGTCTGAATATATCGTTAGTAGTTTGTGCAAAGAAATTAACTGCTTCTGTTGAACCTGATGCTACACCAAAATCAAATGCGTCTGGTTGATATTTAGTTACATCACTTGCAGTTATTACGTCAGCACCAGTATAATTAGCCATAATTTACTTCCAAATTAAATAAACAATTAATAAAGCTAAAGGTATTGAGTACATTGGATTGTTTTTTGCTTTTACCCAAATCCATTTAACTTTCTTTTTTCCTTTAAGCCATATCCATTGATTCATTTTGTTTTCCTTGTTTTTCTTTTCTTTTTAAGAGGTATAATTTTTGCTTCATTTTCAAAAGTTTGATCTACTTCTTTAATATTTTCTTTTACAACATCTTGTGCAAGTTTAAAACCTCTAAAATCATACATAGCTTTATTAGTTTGATAATCTAATTCGCTTCTAGTGATTGTTTTGTTACCTCTTTTTAAAGTAACCATTGTTTCATTTGATAATACTAATTTTACCATTTTTATCTCCTATTAGTTAATTGCGAGGGCTATTTCTAGCCCCCACAAAGTAAGCAATTATTATGCTTGGATAGATGAATCGTAATGTAATTCTACACCATATGAGTCATGGATTTCTCCAACACCATATACTGATGTAGCAACGATTTCGTCTGCTCTTAGAGAAGCATCTCTTTGAGTTTCGATTTTAACATCTTGCATCATTGCGATTGCTAATGCGTCTTTATGGAACGCAGCACCTTTGTAATCTCCAGCTGTTCCTGTATTCGCCATATTTGAAGTTTCAAATACATTCATACCAGCTATTTTACCAATGTGTCCTGATCTTAATGCTTCGTTAGATAATTCAGTATCTAAACCAGCAAAAGTATTAGTAAAACCAGATTTAAGGTCATAAGCAATTTTAGGGTGTAGTACAACTTGACAGCCATCAGTAGGTAATGCGTTTTCTTTCAAAGTTGAAAGAGCATTAAATAATACTGCTGGAGTTATAGCCGCTGAACCATCTCCTAATGCAACACTAAAGCCATTAAACAATGCAGTTAAATCTGTATCTTGTTTTCTTGCTAGTGCTTCTCCAAATAACTTACCAACATCTGCTGCAACATTTCTTGGTGCAGAGTTTCTTGCTAGGTCAGTTAGAGTAGTCATAACACCAACTTCAGAAGCTGTAATAGTTACTGAACTTGGGTTGATTGCTGTGTTTGCTAGATCAGTTGCTTCAGCTACTGCTGCTGCACTTACTGCTGCATAGACAGGAACTTCTACTGCTTTTCCACCACCAGAGATCGCATAGTTTTTTACTAAGTTTCTCATAATGGATTTTTCAGATGCTACAAATTGAGCTTCTGCTACTATCTCTGTGTATAGTTCCGATAGTGTAGAACTTGTGCTTTCGTTAGCCATGATATTATCCTATTATTATTATTTGTTTAAGTTAATCTCAACAGCACCTGAATCTCGTTTCTTCCTATATTCTTGATAGGCTTTACGATCTTCTGGCTTTGTTAAGTCCAAGTCCTGTAGATTAAAGGGTTTTACAGTTTTACCACCGATAGCACTCTGGCTTCCTGAACCAGACAACGACCCTTGACGGAAATGTGGGTTGCTATCTAAGAACTCTTTTACTCTATCTTCGATTGTCAAAAGTTCTCCTTTTGCGTTATATCGTACATTAGAATTATTATCAACTACTTCTATTCTTCCATCATCATTATATTTTACTTCATCTTTTAATAAAGCAACTACTTGTGCTGGACTAATAGCTTTGTTTGAAGAAGCAACAGATAGAATAGAGTTATCAACCTTTTCTTTTTTAATTTGGTTTTTGTATCTATTTAATTCTTGTTCCTTTTCAGATAATCTATCTTGCATAATCTTTTCAAGGTCTTGTTTAGTTTTAGCTTCTTCTAATTGTTTTTGTTTAATTATTTCAGCTTTTTGGTTTTCTTCTTCTTGAAGTTTCTTTTCGTATTTTCTTCTTTCAGCTTCAAGTCTTGATGAGATAACTTTATCAAGTTGTTCTTGAGTAAATTTCATCTCTTTTACTTCTTGTGCTGTTTGTGTTTCTGTTTTTACTTCAGTATTGTTTTCTTCTTGTTCAGTTATCGGTTGAACAACCTCGTTTTCTTGCGTCATTTATGACTCCTTATTTGTTTATATTATTAGTTCTCCAGCTTCGTCATACCAATCAGGATTGACATAACTCCATTGGTGTCGGCAATTATAACCCCCACGAACTATAAGAGGATTACCAGACTTCTTACCTTTCCAACTTCTACTGTTCCAAAGTTGATTAACTTCTTCAATCGTAAAAAGTCCACCTTGTCGTTTGTTATATACTCCATTAATTACATTTCTGCAAATTTCTCTAGTTGTTGGAATAACATCTCCATAGTATTTGACATAAGTTAAACCAGCATCTTGCGACTTGCTAAGGTTTAAGGTTGCGTCAAAATCCCTTAAAGAATCATTTAAAATCTGTCCAGCATATCGTTTCATGTTCTCTCCAGCACGATCTCTAGCAAAATTAGATTGTAATGTTTGAACAGACTTATCAACTTTAGCTTGAATTGTAGCATTGTCTGAATTTTGATTTCTTTTGATATAAGTTACTAATCTTTGAATCTCTGGGTCATCAGAACTAGCATATATTCCATTAATAGTTTGTCTAAGTTCTTTTTCTAATACTGTAAAATCTGAACCAACTAATGTATTCTGATAAACTTTTTCTGATAACTTTCTTGTGAATGTATTTGATACGTCTTTAAACTGTGTGAAGTATTGTTGTTTTAAATTTTGAATTAGTGCTTTATCGCCTTTAGTTAATTCCTGAAACT